CCTTGCAAGGTCGGGTGGTAAGGAAAAACTAATTAGGTTTGGTCAGCAGGGCGTAACAGGCGCAGGTAAGAACCCTAAGTCTGCTAAAGATAAAGCCCGTAAGAAATCTTACTATGCTCGTCATAATGCGCAAGGTGCACCAGCAGGCCCGCTATCTGCAAAGTATTGGTCGCATAAAGTAAAATGGTAGATGAGAAATATGCTGAAGAGCTAATCAAATCTCGTAATCAATGGCGTAGTAAAGCGCTGATGAGGGCTCACCGTATTGAAGAACTAGAGGCTGAGATCCGTAGATTAAAAGGACAGGGGTATGAATAGATGGCAGTTAATGCAGCAGGGAATTATACAAAACCGACCATGCGAAAGAACTTGTTTAACCGCATTAAAGCAAGCAATAAAGGCGGTAGACCGGGCCAATGGTCGGCTCGTAAAGCTCAAATGCTTGCTAAGCAATATAAAGCAAAGGGTGGAGGCTACCGAGACTAATGGCAAAGAAGCCTACGCAAAAGAGCCTAAGCAAATGGACCTCGGAGAAATGGCGGACCCGAAGTGGTAAACCCTCTACTCAAGGCCCATTAGCCACTGGCGAAAGATATATGCCGGCTTCTGCTGTTAAAGCATTATCAGCTGCTGAGTATGCTGCAACAACTAAGAAGAAACGGAAAGATACGAAAGCTGGTAAACAGCATTCAAAGCAACCTAAAAAGATTGCTGCTAAAGTACGTACACATAGAACATAAACCCAGGAGCGGTACATGTCACGATTTGTTCAAGAACCACAAAAGCTGAAACCAGCTAAGAAGCCGCAGGCGCCTCTCCCTAAAGCAGGTAAGTATTCTGTAAAGGAACTAGAGAAGTCTAAACCAATTTATTCAAATACCGGAGGTAAGTATTAATGTCTACACCTCAAGGGTATAAAGAAAGTGTAACTGATGAGCAGTTAGTTAATCTGATTGAGAGTGGTGTAAACAACTCAACAGGTGATTGGCTTAATTCATCAGACCTCGCAAGAGAACGGCTTAAAGCAACATATGAGTATGCTGGATTACCAGTTGCACACCTCGCACCTCAGGGTGTTTCAGCAATCGTTGACACTTCAACTACAGAAGTTATTGAAGCATATACCGCAGTATTGTGTGATCTGTTCCTAAGCAACCAGCGCATTGGTCGATTCCTACCATGGAACGATAGCCCAGGTGCATTCCAGGGTGCTAAAGATGCAGCGATGTTAGTGAACTATGCAATTTTTAAACAGAATAATGGTTGGGAACTCATGGAGCAGTGGATGAAATCCGCGCTACTATGGAAGAACTCTGTTATTCGTTGGGGATATATTGAAGACTACGACTACGTATTCGAAGAATATGAAGAGATTAGCCAGACGAAACTAGATGAAATCTTATCAGATGACAGTTTAGAGATAGTAGGGGACCTGGAATTTGAGAACCGTGCTAAGCCAACTTCCGATGGTATGGCACCAGAAGTAGAACTTATATATGTTAATGTGCGTGTTCGCCGGGGAATTAACAAGTCTCGCGTTAAGCTTGAGCTTGTACCACCGGAAAACTTCCGTATTTCTAGGGATGCAACATCAATTGAAGATGCTTCTTTTGTTGGTATCCAGAATAGCATGACCCGGTCTGAAATCCGTAAGTACTATCCAGATATGGCTGATGCTATTTTAGATTGGGATGAGCTATCAGATGGTGCAACCTGGAATGGTGCAATGGACTACGCACAAGACGTTGCAGCAAGAAAGCAAATTACCGGTCAAGAGTATTACCAAGGTTCAAATTCAGTAAGTGAGACACCCCTTGAAGCTAGTCGTGAAGTTATTGTAACTGAATGCTGGCTACACGTAGATCGTGATGGTGATGGTATTGCTGAGCTTAAGCATCTTATCGTAGCAGGTAACTTTATCCTGCATGAAGAAGATTGTGATATGATTCCGCTTGCTGATATTGTACCGTTTGGTATTCCTCACGAATACTTCGGTCTATCAATGGCTGACTTCACACGTAGCTCAACACTTGCATCTACTGCAATCCTACGGGGTTTTGTTGAGAATACATATCTTACTAACTATTCACCGAAGCTAGCTGATCCAAACGTAGTTGACTTTAGTGCGCTGCAGAATATGAAACCTAAGCAGATCATTCCAACTAATGGAAGCCCTGTTGGTGCAGTTCAACAGCTACCACCAGAGGCAATCTCTACAGGTACTGTACCGCTGCTCGAGCATTTACAGCTTATTAAAGAGCAAGCTACTGGTATGTCAAAGGCTGCTCAAGGTTTGAATGATACACTATATGTATCAGGTAACTCTGAGCAAAAGCTTTCAGCTGTGCAATCAGCTGCGCAGAAACGTATTCAGCATATCGCACGCCGATTCGCTGAGACAGGTTTCAAGCGGTTAGTTAGTGGTGTATATCATACTTTAAAAGGATCACTGAAAGGTGACTTCACTTATAACATGCAAGGGGTATTTAAAACTATTAACCTCGAGACGCTTCCTTCTAAAATGGAAGTTGAAGTATTGCTTGATATCGGTGAAAACTCAAATGCTACAAAGATTGCTAAGCTATCTAAGATTGGTGCAGAGATTCTGCCATCTCTTAATCAGCAAGGTGCAGGTATGGTTGTTAAGCCAGCTGCCCCTGCAGTATTAGCAACTAAGTTAATTGAAGCAATGGATCTCGATAGTAATGACTTCCTTGAAGATTATACTACCGATGAGTTTCAGCAGAAAGCGCAGCAGGCAATTCAGCAACAGTCTCAAATGGCTGACGCTGCTAAGCAGGCTGAGCAAAGAAAAGCTGAAGCAGATATTGCTTTGTCAGAAGCTAATGTTATGTATACGAATGCGCAGACAAAGAATACATTCGATGATAACTCTAAGCAACTTGCAGTAGCAATTGATAGACACTTCCAGGAGTGGGCAGACCTTAGTATTAAGGCGCTTAAAGAAGGTGCAGATCTTCCTCCACATCCTGAGTATAAAGAAATCTTAATGATGGCACGTGGTTTACTACAACCACCACAGCCACCACAATAAGAGAGGATAAATGGATAAGTACCGTAAGTCAGCTGAGACGAGGCTGAGTAATAATAAATCATACGGTAATCATAAAATTCATCCTGAAGAATTGGCGCGTCGTGCTCACGTAAAGGGGCACTTCGCTGCCAAAGAACGGGATGAGTTCTTTGATGAAGTATATGGCGAAGTCTTAGTTGACTTCTTTTTAGAGTGGCTCAAGACGGAGCCGCATGAAACTAAATCTCGAGAGTTCCTCTACTCTTCAGCCATGGCACTTGGTAGTGTTAAGGAAAGAATGATAAACTTCGAGATGTATGGGAAGAACATCCCACACCTTATGGAGGATACAAATGAGACCGATTGATATCGAAGCTCTACTTAAAAATTATAAAGACATGATCAATACGCTTGAGTACGATTCAATGCGCAGTGCCGGAAAAGCAAAGATTAATGCAGAGACATTAATTGATATGCATGCACTTGTCGAGCGTTATGAACAATTATTGAATTCCCAGAAAGCAGCTCCAAAGAAGGAGGCTAACTAATGGAACAGGATACCGAAGCACAAATGGACTCTACCCAAATGGATGACTCTACCGCAGAGGTTAATAACGGTCAAACTGAAGACGCCTTGCTGGCTGACATTGTACGAAACTCCGAGTTCGTAGGATCTCTACCCGATGAGCAAGTCCCTGAGTTAGACCCGGAAGAATCAGATGAAGAAGACCCAGAACAGTCTGATGAAGCCGATAGCGAAGAAGTTGAAGAAGAGGTCGAAGAAGACGAAGACGAAACTGAAGAAGAAGATGCCGACGAAGAGTCCGCTACCGATGAATCTGATGTTTATGCTACTGAAGACTTAGACCTAGAAGCTAAGGTTGTTATCAAAGTTGATGGCGAATTTGCCGAAGTTTCTTTTGGTGACCTGATTAAAGGTTACTCTACTGAACAGCATCTTTCTAAAAAGGGTCGTGAACTTGGTGACGCAAGAAAAGAGTTGGAAGAAGAATACCAAACAAAAGTAAATGAGTTAGGCTCAATGTCTAAAGCATCTGCTGCGGTATTATATTCTAATGAACAAGCGTTAGCAGCCGAATACCATGAGCTTGAATCTAAAATTGAACAAGCTCGTAAAGACGGTGATACCTACGAAGTAAATGAACTCAAGGACCAACGTGAGCAAGCGCAAAAGAATTACTGGAACGCTCGTAAACAACGGGAAGAACTTGTTACTCAGATTACTAAACAGGAGCAGCAATCAAACGAAACTGAATGGAAAGAGCAGTTAGATTATTTCAATGAAACAATCCCAACGCTTATTCCCGATTTCAATGAAGAAACCGCTGGAGCAATCCGGCAGTTCGCTATTGATGAAGGAATTTCCCCTGAAGTTTTAGACTCTATTGCTGATCCTATTATTGTTAAGTTTGTTGATGACTATCGCCGACTTAAACAAGGTGTTACTAAAGGTGCTGTTAAACGTAAGTCAACCCCAACAAAGAAGGCTCCGTTAAGGAAAGCAAAGTCTGTATCTAAACAAAAAGAAGATGCACGTGAAGCTACTCGTAGACGCACTTTAAGTGGTCAAGCTTCAGCTGACGAACAACAAGCCTTTCTAAGAACTCTTGCCGAACGCTCCTTAAATCTTTAATACCTTAGGAGGGTATAAATAAATGTCAAGCACTCTTGGTGTACGCGGCACAGGTGGACCACAAGGTCCAGCTCGCGGAACTGGCAAAGATGTTTCCCAGCGGGAAGATCTAGCTAACTTCATCACAATGATCACTCGTGATGAAACCCCTTTCATGTCATCTGTTGGCAAAGCTAAAGCAACTGCAATTTATCACGAATGGCAGACAGACCAACTCGATACTCCAGGCTCTTCACGCATTGCTGAAGGTACTGACTACATCGAGCCAACTGTTGCTGGTGGTACAGGTACTCCTGCAGTCGGCGATCGCTTTGCTCGCACTGGTCCATACCGCACTCGTCTGGGTAACTACACTCAGATCAACGGTAAGACAATCGCTGTATCAGGCACACGCCGTGCAGTAGATCAGGCAGGCATTGCAGACGAATATGCTTACCAGCTCAAGAAGCGTGGTACAGAGCTTCGCCGTGATGTCGAGCACGACATGATTCACTCATTCAACGTATCAGCAGCTGTTGGTGTTCAGGGTAATACTGCACGCTCAGCTGGTGGTTACCAGTCATTCATCAACTCAGCTGATACTGTAGTATACGCTGGTCAGTGGGCCGCGCCTGCTGTTGCTGGTGATGGTACTCAGGTTGTTCGTTCTTCACTGACAACAACTGCAGCACCTACTAAAGGTTCACTTGCTTTGTCTGATCTTGATGCAGTTATGCAGAAGATCTACGAGCAGGGTGGTAAGGCTTCAAAGGTTATGCTTTCACCAAAGCTGCGCCGTGACTTCTCTGACCTTGTCCAGGCTTCTACCAATGTTCAGCGTAACATTGATGAGTCAGGTAAGCTGCGCCAGTCTGTAGACATCTACATGTCTGACTTTGGCGATCTCATGGTAGTTCCTAACTACATCATGGGCCTTGCTAACCAGGTACAATTCATCAACTCAAACGCAACACCTGCTAACCTAGCAGCGACTACTAACGTAGCCGACTTCTCTGCATTGATCTACGATCCAATGTGGTTTAATGTTGCAACCCTGCGCCCAATGCAGGAAGTTGATGTAGGCCAGAAAGGCGACTCAACTGTCGGCATGATGGTTGAAGAGTCAACCTTGGAAGTACGCAACCCATCAGGTTGTGGTGCTATCTACGGCTTGAACTAAAATATCTGAGGGGAGGCAACTAGCTTCCCCTCTTTTTATTATAGGAGATAATGATGGCTAATAAAAAAGGTATTATTTTAAAAGATGGGTCTATGACTACAGATCCAAAAATTATTGCTCGTGAAGAAAAAAACGAAATAGCAAAAAAACTATATGGTAAAAAAGCTACATATAAAATGGCCGGTGGCAAAATTTCAAAATATTATTCAGCTGGTGGTACTGTAATTACTGGGAGAGACTAATGAAACTATGCGCAGATTGCCCATCACCAGCCAAGTGTAAAGCTGCTGGAAAGTGTATGAAGAGTATGCCTATTCCAAAGTCAAAGCCTAAATACGCAAACCCAAAGCACCCTATGAATGCTGAGCGTACTGGGCCATCAACTTTAAAAGAAGATCCTGTTTATAAAAAAGCAGGTGGTAAAATTTATAACTGTCGATAAAATAAAGGAGTACAGTAAATGCTAGTTATTCAAACTGCTAACGGGAATACTTACCCCGCTGACACATGTGTATGGCGTACAGAACAACTTTCAACAGGAGGTTATCGCCTTACACACTTTGATAAACATATCCCAAACGTAAACACTAACGGCACACCCACTGTAGCACCAACAGGTTCAAGGCTAGGTTATATTGGGAAGTCAGGTCGTTTTGTGTCATATACAGAACCTGCCGCTTAATTAAGGAGTCGAGGACATGTCGAAAGAAACAGACTTTAAATTTCACAGTACCACTGTGGAAGCAGATAAAGGTATTAACGCTGGCTTTGATCTTCAATCAGGAGACTGGCAAGCAACACAAGATATAACACAGTATAAAGAGAATGCACGGTTAGATCGTGAAAGACAAGACCATTATGGAATTAGGAAGGATGGCTATCGTAAGATGGCAACGATTCCCGATATCGTAGCAATTAAGATTCTACAAGACCATAATATCGATCTTCATGATCCAGCGTTTATGCATGATTCAAACAATATGAAAAAGTTAAAAACTATCTTGCTAACTGAATACCGTGATTTGCTTATTAATACTTAATTAGGAGGCCCACTATGGCATTGACTTATACTGAACTAGTGGCCCTTGTTCGTTCTTGGTGTAACAGAGATGAAGAAGTAGTAAGTGATGCTATTATTCAAGATGCTTTAAGATATGCTGCTGATAAGGCGTACCGTCAATTACGTGTACCCCCGCTAGAGAATGTCGCTATCTATGAGAAAGCGCTTCTAACTGCAGCAACTACAGGAACTACAGGGCTTAGAGCCAGTAAAACAGAAATTCAGTTACCATATGACCTAACTGAATTTATACAAATTAAAGAAGTTGATACTGATGGGTTAACAATTCGGGTCTTTAACGAGAAGCTGGATATTAGAACATTCAATGATACAACTTCAGAGAAATATTCTGGGAATAACTATTGGGCACGTGAAAGAAATGTAATTCATTTATCACCTGGCTTTGGATATTCTAACCAAGGCAGTAATGCAAATTCAATTGAACTATACTATTATCGTAGACTCCCCGCTCTTAATGCAACTTATGCAGTTACAGTCCTTAACTATAACGCTGGGTTTTTAATTGTATCATCTGCGGGTGTTGCAGGAGCTGCACAACTTTGGTTTAATAGCGATACAGGTACAACAGCTTATGCTACTCAGGCAGCTGCTATAGCCGCGTCTGGTACAGGTACAGTCACTTCAACATACTATATAGGTACTTCTACATCTAACTGGCTTCGTGATGAAAATCAAAGAGTTCTTTTGTTTGGAGCCTTGGCAGAAATCTTTGCATATGTTCAAGAAGATGATCAGGCTGCGAAGTACTTAGCTATGTTCCAGCAAGAGATTGCAGAGCTAAACGATGAGGATGCTAAACGAAACGCTTCAGGTGGAAACCTGCAGATTAACTTTAATGGAAGAGGGTTAATATAATGACAGCAGCAAGACCGGGACAATTCACTGGCGCTACTGATGATGCTGCCAGTGGTGGTCTGTTTACTGATACACTTATTGACGGTATTCCAGATCTAGTTGGAGCAGACGTATTAGCAGCGCAAACCGCAGCAACTAATGCTGCTACATCCGAAACAAATGCGGCTAACAGTGCAACTGCAGCTGGCGTATCTGAAACCAATGCAGCTACTAGTGCAACTAATGCCGCAGCTTCAGAAACTAATGCAGCTACAAGCGCAACTGCCGCAGCAGGATCTGCAGCCGCAGCCGCAGCTGACGTAGCGAGTATTGCAGGTAGCGTAGCTGCAGCCGCAACAAGCGCAACTAATGCCGCAGCTTCAGAAACTGCAGCAGCTGGTAGTGCAACCTCAGCGGCAACAAGCGCAACTAACGCAACAGCTCAGGCAAATACTGCAGTAACTTCTGCCTCAGCAGCAAGTAGCTCAGCCACTGCTTCAGCTAATAGCGCAGCAGCAGCTTTAACTTCAGAGACTAATGCAGCTACTAGTGAAACCAACGCAGCTACATCCGAAACAAATGCAGCAACTAGCGCAACAGCTTCTGCGACTAGCGCTTCAAATGCAGCCACTAGTGCAACTAACGCGGCTACAAGTGAAACCAATGCCGCAACTAGCGCAGCAGCAGCTTTAGTTAGTGAAACTAATGCAGCAGCAAGTGAAGCAACTGTAGCAGCAGATGCAGCAGCAGCAGCCACTAGTGCAAGTAACGCCTCTACTTCTGAAACAAATGCAGCGGCAAGTGCAGC